TAATTGAAGAGACACTTTCAATCTCAGCACCTGAGTTAATCATTCCCAACTGAAGGATTTGGGAATTCTCTGTCACTCTCCCACCATAAGAGTCAAAAACCTTACCAATGAAGGTGTAATTTTTAATATCTTGTACGCCATTGGCTAAGTTGCCGTTATTAACCAGATATGTTACAAAAATCTTTGCTCCACTCTTAAGTTCTCTACCAAAATACCCATCACCAAATGTTAACACGTAATTTGAGTCTTTAGTTTCCTCTACCCAATAAGTTCTCGACTCCTGAGTGAGGGTAACAAGGTTGTTAGCCTGTCTGTAAGCGACCAGTGTCTCCTCAGTAGGGTCTTCCTGTACATCTACTCGCAATGAAGTTGTATCAATGTTACTATTGGCAAGGACAAATCTCTGAGCAAAATCTGTCTTATCTACTTCAAATGTCTGTGTTAGTCTTATACCTTCATATGCTCTTGCATTAAGAAATCTACAAACACCAGATGAGTTGACGATAGCAGCAACCTGATTGTCTATAAAATTAAACGTAAAGGTTCCACTGCCAGTTCCAGAAACCATAACAGGGCCAGATGATATTTCCAAATATTCAGGAAATCCCATTGGATAATTGTCTGGATTGAGTCTTATCTCAAGATCAAATTCAACCACAGCAGATCTAGCTGATGTTGGTAGATATCCCAACATACTTGCATTCTCTACAACATTCTGACGTAACGATGCACTAGCTAAGAATGCCTCATTGGCAATCATGTTAGTGGAGTAAGCATTAAGTTGAGATTGGTAAGCAATCAGGTTTAAGATAACCTGCAGGTTCGATCCAGCAAAATCATAATCAGTAAATCTTTTGGTTGATTTTAAGTAATCAATAAGATTCTGCTTAATATTTTCGAAATCTACTTCTGTTAACTTTACAGGTGCTGTCATGAGCTACCGACTCTTTAGATTTATTTATTGGGTTATCTGGTAGGTGCTAGTAAGTAATCTACGTAAAAAACTTGATCGTAACCAACGATTGTATACCACAAAGATACCATGATTTCATTGTGATTTTCTCTTTGCTCCACCTTGAGTTCCTTAATTTTGGCTCTTGGTTCAGCAAATTTAATGGTTCTCTCAATTTCTGTTTTAAGAAGTGTTGATGTAGCTGGATCTAACAGATCAAACAAATAATGACGGGTATGAGAACCAATATCTCTATCAAATGGAACTTCTGAAGGTGCAATCATAACCAAATTCTTCATTGCATTACTAATAGCTCTATCATCTGTTAGAACAGTAATGTCATTCGTCAGAGGATTTGGCTCAAATGTAAGCGAAATATCTACAAATGTTTTTTGTTTCTTTTTGAGGGTGATTCCGTTAGGTAGCATTAAAAAAGAGGGCCTCTGCCCTCCTATTTATTGGTCTAAATTGACATCCTCAGTCCATTGAGGATATTTTTCCTTCAGTTTTCGTTTTGCTGCTTGATCTAGGTAATAATCTGACTTTGGATTGGTGATAAGAACTCTAGTTCCATGGTCTTGAAACATAGTTTCTTGTAAAAACTCGGGATACTCTTGATTTTGTGCCATAACTGCTCCACTTTTCGTTATTTATAACCTACCCTGACCTCTAGACTTCTTTCGTCTGTGGGAATTACTCTTTGCTGAGACCTTTGTGCGTGGTCCATCACCTTGATACGTCTTTTTCTTGTGGGGAATGATCAATACTTCGCCGCTTTTAGCAAAAATCCGTGCCATTTACAGTTGTTTCTCCAAATAAGTTAGTCGTTCAGTCAAATTATCCAGTCGATTGAAGATTTCATCCAAAATTTCGGGTAAATTTTGGTGATCTTTACGACCTGGAGCTCTATACATGAGGTTTATTTCCTCACTTGCTTCCAGTTTTTCCAAAATATTCACTCGGTAGAGGCATTTTACCCTGCCAAACATAAGGAATGGTGGCTGTGCGCGCTGCCTGAGGGCCAAAACGCTGCCACATTGAGTAGAATTGGTCTCTTAGTGAAAGAGAACAGGGAATTTTTTTGATATTTGTCAAGTTTAACAACATTACTTCTTCCTGAACTTGCTCAGGAGTGATGTTGTAGTAGTTTTTTAGTTCCATAATGTAGTTCAACTAAGGTCATTATAATGGATAGTTGGGGTCAATTATAGTTCCACCAGAAACAATTTCCTCTCTTAGGGGATCATCGACCAAAATAAAATAATCTTGCATGAATCCGTCTAATGTTTGTAACACATCCTCTACAGTTGTACAGCTATTAATGTCAGTGACGAGAGATGACCTACTTGTGTCAAGCTGATTAACTGTGGTGGGGTTCGTTAATCCAAGCAGGTCCCTATTTTCCAGTATGGATTTAGTTCTGATGTAGACTCTTACGGCTTCTCTCAAAGCAATGGCCTTAGCCTTTTCCAAATTGACCACAACTTCGGAATAGTCGGGACTGTATTCCCAAGCCTCAAAAAAGTATTTGTATCTATTTGGAAGGTTGGAATCGTCGTCAGTTCTGACAACTGTATATCCATCAGCTATAGCTAGATCTACACTATCTTGAAGTGGGCCCTCATAGTGTTCAATGTAGATAACTGCAGACTCGTCGTTGTAGGCTAAGACAATGTCACTCATTTTTAATTCTCCTGTTTCTTAAAGTTACGCAAAGATGGCGAAACCACCAGTTTTATTAAGCTCTGGCTCGCCAGTACCCCCTGTGTTTACGCTGTGGGCACTGTTGTCATATTTAAGCAACATTTTAGTATTTGTCTTCATTCTCCCGTGATTTCCTTTATCAGTCATGGGTCCACTAACGAGCACAGCGGCATCCGTTCCAACTGATGTTTTCAGGTTATAATATTTCAGGTAATTGGCTGTGCTATGATTCTCCTTGTTTGTTATTCCGCCGCTCTGGCGCTTAATGTTACCACCGCCGTCGTAGGTACACCAAACCTTCGCGCCGCCGCCCCCGCCTGACGCGAGTGCGTACCGAGCGTCGCCCCAAGTTGTGTCAAAAGCAACTGTTCTCGTGGTGTTTGTTGACTGGTTAGCTTTAGCGTTGGTGCCACTAACCTTGATGCCGGTTCCCGCATTAACGTTAATCTGTCCGTTACCAACATGGTTGTTGATATAGGTCATGTCTGCGGTAACAGTCCTAGTGGTGTTGCCAGTTTGGTTAGCTGTACCGTTAGAACCACTGACTGAGATGCCGTTGCCAGCACTGACATTGATCTGACCGTTGCCAATGACCGTATCAATCATTATCTTCACCCACTTGGTGCCATCCCAATACTCCATCTTTTTAGTGGAGCTGTTGTAACGGATGGAACCCATGTCGCTAGACCCTAGAGAGGGTCTCTGAGCTGTTGTTCCAGCGGCAAGTTTGTCACGGGCCGAACCGGTTGATTGAAGTGCCATTAATCTACTTCCTCAAGTTTAAATTTGTATTTCTTACCTGTGATTCTATTTATCAGGTAAAGGTCATCTCTACCTTCCTGGATTGTCCAGCTACCAGTGGTACCATCAACATCGTTTCCTTCAGTTGATTCATTACTGAGATTCAAGTCATAGGTGTGGAGGTCAGTGGCATAAACCTTGGACCAAGGTGTTGAAGTGGTTCCAAGTGTCGTACCCCCATTAGGAACTACATGTCTGTCAGAGTTTTTAGGTCTGATTGGGCCAGAGTCAGGTGTTACAAACTCCCACTTAGAATCGTGGTATTGGTTAATCTCAACATTGATGTCACCACTGATGCCGCCACCGCCGCCACCGCCGCCGCCACCGTCACCAAGTGGGAGACAGATGGTTTCTCCAGGAGCGATCTCGACACACTGATATCCCTTAGGACAAGATCCATCATTACACATCGGGAAACACTGTCCCTCATAACAATAACCACCAGGACAATCCCCACTGTCACTACAAGAGGTTGGAGTACAAACGCCGTCCTTACATTCGAATGTAGCGATACACTGAATGTCCTCTGTACATCCGTTGAGGTCTCCAGTTCCTCCTCCTCCACCACCACCAATGGGGTAACAGATTTCATTTCCGTCTGGGAGTGTTATACATTCGTGACCAGGTGCACATGGTGTTCCAGGGACACACTTATCATAGCAGAATCCACCATAACAAATTTGGTCAGGTCCACATCCTCCAATTGGACATGGCTTCTGAACACAAACCCCATCAATACAGATGTATGCATCACTGGGACATTGGCTACTATCGGTACATTTTCCTCCACCAATGTTTCCATCGCCACCGGCTCCTCCATCAGTGCCATTACCATAGCACTTACCTTCAATACAAACCTCACCTTCTGGGCAATCAGAGCTCAGCTTACAGTCATCACCAGATCCAGTTACACACTTACCATTATTTCCACAGAACTCACCTGGAGGACAATCACTATCATCTGTACAAGGTGTTCCAGAACCTGGAGGAATGATGTCCAGGTGATTCATGGTAAAGATACTGTTCGCGAACTGGTTAGCTGTGAACAGGGGGACAATATCACCCTCTTTATCCTTAAGGATCAGGATACCATTACCAACTGGTGACTGAGGGTTTTCGTCAGGATCCCACCAACCTGGATCAACAATGATGTTGATGTCACCACCAGAACCACCACCTTCACCACCACCACCGATGGGCATACAGATCGAATCATCGAGTGCAGGAATTTCTACACACTGGAAGTTATCATCACATAGTCCACTGTGAGGGCCCCCACAAGGGTTGTAACAGAAACCGTTGAAACATTGCATTCCATCTGGACATACAACATCTTCACAGCTGATAGGTACACAATACTTTTCACCTGAGATATCTACACACTCATATCCATGAGGACAGTTTCCATCCTCACACTTTCCTCCACCGGTCTCTCCACCTGGGAGACACAGATTCAATCCCGGTATAACTTCAACACAGTCAAATCCAGGCTTACAAGGTTTGTTCTCATCTGGACTACATTCCTCGTAGCAGTGACCAGCGAAACAGATAGTTCCATCAGGACAATCCGAATCTTCACCACAAGGTACCAGAACACAGATTCCACCCACACAAACATATCCAGGAGGGCATTCTTGACCCTTACTACAATCTCCACCACCAGGTCCACCAGGGTTCTGGGAAAAGCCTTGGAAAGTAAGTACGCTGCGACCATATTGGTTAGCAGTGAATATAATCTTTTCTGATGCTGGGGAGTCAGGAAAATCAAGGGGTTCGGTTCTGATTACCAGAGGTCCATCATTAACAAATCCCTCTTGTG